ATTGGTGCGGAAGAGCTGGGACACATCTAACTGTCCCAACCCCCTGTCCCAACCTTCTTCCATTGCTATCACTAGCATTTGGCACGGTTGGGACACCTACGGCATCTATACGCGCGAGAAGCCTTTCGATGAATTGGAGCGAAATCCTTAGCAAGGCTGGTGTTCCCGAACCTCCGGGCTACCTTGAAACCGTTGCTTCGGTACGCTCCAAACCTAGAGTTAAATCGTCCAACAAATCCAAAAAACCCAAAAGGAAACCCGTAAAATTACGGAATGAAAAGAATCGAAACCTACCTCCCAGAAGACATTGCCAAACGTCTTTCTGATCAAGCAGAAAGTGCTGGCATCAAGCGATCAGAATTAATCCGTGACCTGATCCTTAACTCTCAAACAAGCTTCGACATCACCCCAGATGACTACAACAGAGCTGTCATTAGGATTCGCAAGCGTTGCGGTAATTTGTTGGGGCGTCATCAAGCTGAAAGCCTTGTGGCATCAGTTTTTACAGAGTTCTCAGGAGCTAGCCTTCGTGCCGCAAAAAATTAATCTCTACTACTGCCAGGTCGATGATGATGAAGATCATTTCCCCTTAGCCATTGCTCGATTTACGGCCTATGACGAGGACCATAAACCTCTGTCCGTAGAGCAAGTCACTTACGAAAGTGACCCACGTTATTTTCAACAACAGGTCTCTGCTGCTCTTTCATGCGGGGTTGACGTAAGTGTCATAACCGCTTCACCCATGGAAGATTTTGCTTGGATCAATAAGCTGGCGCAGCAAGCTTGAAACTTAGAATCTTTCGCCGTGAAACCACATGGTTTGTGCTAACCGAGAATAATGAGATAACGTTCCACCAAACGCTTGCTGGAGCGATGGCTAATGCCGCTACCAAAATCAGGGCGTCAAATCATGTTGGATCGCCTGTATGCAGCAGTCCGTTCAGCGACGACTGCTGACATACAAAGAGCTGCAATGCTCTTAGAAGGAGCCAAAAAAGTTAGAGCTGGGTCTAGTCGTCAACGTTCTTCCGCTCGATCAGCACAGGCTAATGCCTGGAAAAAGAAGGTTGACAATTCAGTAACATGGTAACATTACTGTACTATTGTGCCGATTGATGGCAAGTAATCACGGCAAGCGTATTTACGTTCAAGTTCTTTTAGAACCAAATCGTGGAAAGCTATTTTTAAAAGAAGCAGCATCTAAAAATCTCAAGCCTTCAGTGTTGATGCGTGAGATTGTCTATAACTATCTTGCAGAAGAATGCGACCAAGATACTTACGTTAATGCTCTTACACAAGACAAGGAAGAATGGGAAGCATCTGTTATCGCTAGGTTGAATGGTCGAGCGGCAAAACGTCGTGAGCGTGCTGACCTAGATCCTTAAACCTGCTCTAATCCAGCAATATGTCCAACAGCTTGTTTCAACAACTTGCCCTGATGCCACTGTTGACGCGCCATAGCAACACAAAGCTGTGACAGCACATCTATGTTTTCGCAGTCCTCAATTTGCCTAATGCTGCGTTCGAGCGTCAACTCCTCTTCAAGACTTTGCTCAACGACCATCCATTCCATTGATGGATCGTAAGGCTCGTTTTTCGGAGGCATAAGGTTCCTCTGTCCTAAACCGAATGTAATCATGCACAGCAGGAAATAACCAGTCCTGCACTGGTAAACATGCTTCCCAGTTCACAGGTTGAACACAGTTCATCACGACTGTCGTCCAAAACGCGCTGATATAGCCCCAGTTCATCGATCTACAAATATGGCCCAGCCGCTTGCTTCTCCTTCTATAGACCAACGTTGGTAGAAAGCAGGCCGCGACATCTTGATCAGTTCACCTGATTTCTTGGGGTTATGACCGCCAGTCTCCATATATGGCATACCCATTGGATCCATGGCGATGAAATCATCTTTGTCGTAACCGACAATTACGCTCCAATGACCACAGCCCTCGCTGTCGCACACTGCTGGTTGGCCTTTGGAGAGATCACCTCTATGCAACCAACCAACCAAGATCGGTCTGCCAGCATCAATTTCAATCTCAATATCCTCAACCCTGGTATCCCTGCGAAACTCAGCATCCAAGCCAAGTGACCTCAACGCAGAGACCTGAGCGTGAACTGCTGTTGTATCACCAAACTTTCGGCGTACATGCCGATAAGCGTCTTGGCTTTTTATACGATGATGAAATCCAACGACCATTGCAGCTGCTGCGTCAAAGCATTCCCGGTAGCCATAGCCGGTAAGACTATCTAGCTGGCTGTAATACGGAACTCCGTAAACCTCTTGGTGAATGCCGCTGGTCTTCCAAGTCTGGAACCATTCCGCTTCTTCATCAAGCAATGCTGGATCGGTAATCGAATCCTCTAGCTGCTTTATCGCTGCCATCTGGTGCGGTGTTTCCCGAAACCACTTGAAGAAGGGCAGCAGACTCAACGACACAACGCTCGACAGCAAAACTACTTGGATAATGCCGGAGAACATGGTGTATGCCTAGCTGCAAAACCGCTCATAAACATTGCGCCGCTACCAAACACGACGATCAAGACGCTGATCACAACAGCCAGTACGGATGGCATAAAACTACTTTTCTACCCTTTCGGTCGGAAATAACAAATTCTTGAGATACGTGCAGGCCACATCGTCCAGCTCGTTATCAGTCTGCTCGCTGACTTTGACCAGACAGTCAAGCAACAACTGTTTTACGGCCTTTGATTTGATGAATCCAAACAGAATTGGCTTTAGTAGTAAAACCATGAGACCACTGTGTGTGCAAAAAGTCTAATTCCTGTTGGCGTGTCCTTCCAGTCGTGCAACATCTTGTTCTAGCGTTGATATACGAGCGAATAATTCTTGGTCTCGAACGCGCAGGTCAGCGTGGAGCACATCCATCCGTGACGCTAAATTATCGACAGCTGAGGTCAAACGCACCAAGGAATCACGTCCATGCTGGTTTTCGCGGTTGGCTCCTTTGATGCCAGAAGCCGCTACGCCTATTGACGCCCCAGCAACAGCAGCCCAAATTTCAACCACCATTCGACCTTTAGCGTGACTTCATCATGGCAGAAGAACAGATTAAGCAAGAGCAAGAGCCAGAATCAACGCCATTGGCGGATTTTGTAAAACTTGCTGTTCTTACGTGGTCGATTGCAATGCTGACCCTTAATTACTTGGGCCACGTCAAAGCCATGGATCCAACTTTTCCCGCAAGTTTGTTGACTGGGACGCTGAGTTCCGTAGGGGTCAACATCAAACGCGCCAATGGCAAGAAGAAAGAAGACCCTACAATCAAGGAAACAACTACGTCCAAGCCAAAATGAGACGTTTTTTCTTTGTATCCTGTCTAACATGTTTTGCCGCAAGTCCTGCGTTGGCTGACATCAACCATGTCTTGACGCAATCAGCTCAGATCAGCATTGATCAGGCATACAGTTCAGCAAAACGGATCGGTTCTACCTACAGCGCATCAGGCTCAAATGTGACACCAAGCGTCACCAGTGGTAGCACCACAACCAGTGGGGCCATTGGCGGTTTGAATCTTGGCAGCCTGACTAGTGGCGTTCCAGCCATGGTTGACACGAATTATGCGGTGACTACCGCCGGTTCTGCTTTCTCATTTAGTGAGTCAGCAGTGGTTGGCGACACGATAAGTGCAGCTACTGAGGTGACTGCCACCACTGGCACCGTTGACGACCTTCCGACATACGGCGAAGTCGTGACTGGTTCTGGAGGCATTAAATCGACCTTAGCTGCGACGACCCTTTCAAGCGGCATCATGTCGGTTACGGCAGGTGGAGCGGGCACAAGTGCAATCCTGTCTAACAAGATGTCACTTGAAATTGATTAGGTCTTGGCTGCTGGTTTTGTTGTTGCCTAGCTCTGCTTTGGCCGCTCCAATCGTGCCGCAGTTCACTCAAGGTCAACTTAATTCCCGCACTGAATCCACAACAATCATTCAAGAATCCATTACCAGCCATAACTACAGAACCGGATATTCTTATTCAGCGGCAGGCCATAATGTCGAAACTGTTGGAGATATTCCTATCTCGCCTGACGCTACCGTCACGAACAATCAGACAGTTGGTGGAGTCAACTTTTCATGGACAAGCCCAAACCTTGAAACTAAGCCCCAATGGCAAGTAATCAATCCTGGCGCAAGCTGGAGCCTTACCGAATCATTCATGGCCCCAGGTTTAGATGCAGTAACTACGATCCAACGCACCATCCAAACCGAAAGCGTAACCGAGTCGCAGTCGGTGTTCTCGCAGTAATTACTGCACTTGGTGGACCGGTTCAAGCCAACACAACAGTGGCAAATCCGTCCAGTACATCAAGCGGTTCAGTGGTTAATAACGCCTATCAAATGATGACCGGACCACATCCTATTTATCGGATGAGTCAAGGTATTCAGTGCCCTGGTCCTACGTTATCGCTAAGTCCATTTGTCACATCTAGCCGAAACTTTGACCTGCCCCATCAATCAGTAACCAGAACGCCTGTCTACTCAAGTGCTGATGCAGACGATAACGGCGAGCCGGATTCGCCAGGCAAGGTGCTCTACTACTCAGAGATGCCACGATTCGAGAAAGATCGTAGATCAGTCAACTACGGCATAACAGCAACGTTTTCGATGCCATTGGATGGTGGCCTAACCGCTAGGTGTAAGCGTGCCGTAGAAACAAACATCGAGCTGCAACAGCAGTTGTTAGCAACAAAGCGGCTGGAGTATGAATTGTTCCGCGCCAAGCAATGTGGGCAGCTAGCTGAATCAAGAATCCAATTCAGGCCAGGCAGTCGATACGCTCAGGTTTGCGAAGACATTGTGGTTTACGTTCCACCCAAAAAGGTAATCCCACATGTTCACTCTATTTCCGCGCCTTCCGCTGATTCTTCTGACGCTCAAAAGTAGAAGGGCGATCTTCCTTCTTACGGGTTACGACCTCTTTTAGTTTCGTAATTACCTTTTTGACCAGCGGCTTGACGATACGCAGCAGAAATGGAGTGCTTAATGCGGCAGTAGTAGCAAGTACGGCAATGCTTGCAGTTTGAGCCGCTTCATAAGGAGATGGGACAGCTTTGATCAACTGTTCTGTTACTGGCACGTTTCGATAAACCTCTTTGCAAACGCCATCTACTAATTCGTAGGACTCAAGAATCTTGCGGCCATCAGGTGACAGTGTGCCAATCTCTGCAGCGTCTACAGCAGGGCAATCGATTTCTGGCTTTTTATCCTCTGGCGGTGGGTCTGGCTTCTGTGGTTTCGTTTCTGCTGGTGGCTTTTCTTGCTCTTGGTTTTGAACAGGAGCTGCTTCGATAATTCTTAGATCCCGTGGATTCCAATCCATGGGGTTATAACTTGGCATTTCGCCTTCAGGACAAGCCGTTCCAACACCATTCGGATCATCACGAAGCAGCGATGGATTGAGCTGTGCATCCCTATGGATGTTGGCACAACCAGGAACCTGATAAATCGGAGCAGGTGGTAACTCTGCTGTTATCGGTGGAGCGTAAACATACGGCTCAGGAATTATTCGCGGTTCAATGCTTCGGATCTGTATATCCGGGATGTCAGGCATACAGTCAGAACGGTGACTTAGGAAGCTGGACTGCTGGACCTGTTGATGTTGGCAGTTCAGGCATCACGTCATCGATCTTGTCTGGCACCATGTCAGCCAAAACCTTGGTCAGTTCAGTCTGTAGCTCACTCATGTAGTGCTGTGTGATTGATGGGATGCGCGTGTAAAGCACCAACGACCCAACAACCATCGTTCCACTCATCAAGAACCCGAGGGCTCCGGCCAAGTTAAAAAACTTTTGCATGATCAGATGTGCAAAGAAAAGCCCCTTCCCTGGTGTGAGGACAGGAAAGGGGTAAGGCGTCTCCCTATTGGAGACTAGCTCAGAAGCTGTACTTAGCTCCCACTTTCAGGCCATAGCCTGCATCAACGTCTTCGTACTTAGCGAACGAAACTTCGCCGTACATGTCAACGTTGTCTGCAACAGCAGCTGACAAGCCGGTTTTGCCGGAGAATCCAGTCTCAACATCCGCACCGTCAACATTCAGGATTGATGGACCTCCCTGAATAAAAAACGCACCGGACTCATAACCAACATGAGCGTCAAGCACTCCAGCGGTAAAGTCGGATCCAAACCAGCTAGCGTTGTACTCAGGATTCACATAGAAACCTTCTGCTTGGACAGGAGATGCCAGCGCAGCAGCGCCAACGACGGCAGAACTCACAATTAGGGCTTTGATCATTTTTGGAAGAGAAAACGTTTTCCGTAGGTACATTAACCGCCCTAGTCAATGGACGGTTTTGGATGTGATCTACAGGATCAATCCTCGTCACTACCAGGCCAAACCGAATGCTTACGGCTCAGGCCCGTATAAAGGCCACGCTTTGGATGGTCAGGCTTGTCGCGGCCTTCGTGCAAATAGAGCATCGAAAGCCATTTCACTCGATTATTTTGAGCCTCGGTGTCGGTAGCCCCGTAAGAAGCGGACATCATTGGATCAGGCTTTTGCATCAGGCGGCCCAAGGCGTACCAGCACCTACGGTCGGTGTGCGCTTTTCTGTTAGCTGATTATCCAAAGCAGTCTGGACTTCAGCCACCTTGTCATCACCACCAATCGCAGCCTTTACCCAAGCAATGCAGTTCGCTTCGGTCACGCTGTCATACGCAATCATCGTTTCAGCGTCAGGTGCTTCGAGACCGATAGAGCCATACGCACCAGCTGAATAAACGCCGTCTTCCGTTACTGCTGTGACGGTGTAGTGGAGCGTGCTGATCACTCCGGTTTCAAGAAGTCTGTCGCATTGACCGACTTTCCAGGTGTAGGTGTTTGCCATGAAAAAAAAGCAATGGGGTCAGTGTAACTTGAGCGCCCCACGTTGCCATGGGGCGGTTTACTATCCAGCCTCAAGGGCTGCAACTTTGGTTTCTAGGGTTTCAATCTTTGCGATTGCTTCTTGTAACGCTGCAGTTAGCAACGGTACAAGTTTGGATTGATCGATGCCTTGCATGACAGCATTGCCATCATCATCAACTTCGTTGTGCGCTCCCCTGACGGCTTCTGGCACAATAGTTTGTGCTTCGTGTGCAATAAAGCCGTCAACAGTTTTATTAGCATCAGCGATAAAATTAAAGCGCCTAGGCGATAATTGTTTGATACGATTAATACCATCAGCAAGGTCTACAATGTTTTCCTTAAGTCGATAATCAGACGAAGTTTCAAAAGTAGTCGTACTTCCAGTGATGCTAATTGCACCCACGGAACCATTTGGGTTAATAAAATTTTGTATAGTGCGACCAGTTGTTGTGCCTACTTGGTAGGACACTTCAATTACATTTAAACCGTTGTTTCTTTGAATATCAAAAGAATTGCTTCCTTCGCCAACCTCAAAAAGTACATGCTGTGACCTTGAAACAACAGTAGTGCCGCCAACCAACACGGTCCCATTATTTGTTATCCTCATCCGCTCCGTTGGAGAAGCTGACCCATCCGAGGAGGTTGAAAATACGAGCCTTCCCGGCATGTCGTTGGTGCCAGGAGTGCCATCCGAAAAAGCACTAACTGTTGCAGCACTAATAAAGTTCGTTCCATCAGCGCCACGAAATTCAACTTCTCCTAATAGGTCACCAGACGTTACAACGGTCATTGTGCCGTCTGTTGTGCCTCGTGAGCGTTGAAAATTTAAACGCGGTCCTGTTGTAGTACTAAAACTTGTGCCATTATATGTAGTAACACTAAGGCCACCATTATTGGCATTTCCTTGAAGAACGATTGCCTGTTTATCGTTATCTTGAATGTTTTTAGTGCTACTAGACGTCCCCACCAACAGCCTGCCACTTGAATCGAGGCGTGCTGCTTCAATCCCATCGCCGCTGTTTAAGCGAAGGTGGGCACCAGGCTGATCTGGTCCCAAGGCCATCTCAGATGAATTGTGGTTATAGCGAATAGCAGCACCAACAGTTTGAGTTGGGCATCCAAACATTACTGCTGTGGCGTTATTGCCATCTGCAGTGAGAATACTAATACCAGCGTCGCCATTATTTTCAACAACTAAATCATCAGCACCAGAGTTTGCAGTTACTGATCCCGCTGAATTTGAATGAACGTGCAAAGTGCCATCAGCCGTCGCCGTGCCAATGCCAACTCGACCCGAGCTGTCGATTCGCATCGCCTCGGATTCAGAGCCGGAATTATTGACTAAAAATCTAAAGTTTGAGCTATTTGAACCGCCAGCATTGCTTATTCTTGATGAACTATTATTAAATGAATTCTTAAAATATAGACTAGCTCCAGCGTATCCAAGAATTGTATTTCCCGAGCTGTCGATTCTGAGGCGCTCGGTTGGTGTATCACCAGTAACCATGCAAATGTTGTAACTACCGGCATCGGATCTTGACTGAAGGACTAAATTACCTGTTTGATCAAATGAATTAGATCCACCACCAGTAGAACCGTAAATAACGGGAGCACTAATGCCATCTGGATAAGAGCTTGCACCATTTCTTAAAGTCACATATCCACCACTTACTTCGAGTTTGCCGCTTGGATTGGATTGACCAATCCCGACATTTCCCGAGCTGTCGATTCGCATCCGCTCATTTCCACCAGTCGTGGTATTATTTGAAGCTGTATAAAATGCTAGTAGTGTTGCGGCGTTTACTAAAGAACTGCCACCACCCATATAGATTTCACTGGCACTTGATCCAACTGAGCATCTGACAATGCCGACAGGCTCTTCTGCATTTGTGTAGTGCGCTCCACAAAATCTTCCATCTTTATTTGCATTATTTGCTCTATTTCCGTTACCGTCACTGCCGCCCATTACAATAGAATAATCATAATTAGGAACGTCAATACCTGCATAGCCACATTTGGGGGCAGCCACTGCACCAGGGCCAATTAATATTCGTCCCGAGCTGTCGATAATCATGCGGTTACCTGTGCCAGCAGTCCTAAATGACAGATGGTCGCCTGTATGGCTATATTCAACTGCTCCGCGATATGCAGCATTACCTGAGGTTCCGTCGGCAAAAGTGATAGAGCCTTGATTATTAGTAGCAGAATAAACTGTTATGCCTTCACCGCCTGATCCACTGCCAACAACAAGATTATCACTAGAGTTTGCAGTAAAGCTAGACATTACTGTGTTGCCTATCCCGACTCTGCCCGAGCTGTCGATTCTCATCCGCTCGGTATCACTAGTTCCAAAAATATAACTTCCATTCGCGGTGTTATAGCTATAAACACTTGTTCCGTCTGTAAAATGATAGGCTTTTCTCGTTCCACCTACATCCAAGTTAATTAACGAACTTGACGCGCCGTTAAGTTCAAGAATTTGCCTTCCTGACGAAGTTGCAGTAAACGAACTAGTTCCAATCCCAACATTTCCCGAGCTGTCGATTCTGAGGCGCTCGACGGGGCTATCTGTTTGGTCAGGTGTTGTGCTAAATGTAATTCGTCCAGGCGTATCGCTACCAGAAGGTGCGCCATCAATAAAACATTCAATCTTTGCACTTAGCGAATTAAAATCGCTTCCATCACCTGCACAAAAGAATACGCCACCAACTTGATCATTATTTTGAACCAAAGCTGGGGCAGTGCCTCTTGATTTTGCAATGTGAATGCCTGCACCAGAAGCATGATTACCGCGATTAATTAATGAAATTCTCGAAGCTTCAGCAGTTGTGCCTTCAACTTGTACAGGACAATTTTGAGTGTTGACAGAAATAGTAGAAGACGTCCCAATCAACAGCCTGCCTGAGCTGTCCAGGCGCATTTTTTCACCATCAGCGCGACCAAAAATGTGTTGGTCTGCAGTAGTAATACTGTTGACAAATGATGCAGTTGAACGGTTGTAGTGATTTACAGTATTGTTACCGGAACTACTGCCAGGGTAAAACTCAAATCCTTCCGTGCCAGCATCTGAAACGACCAGTGCTCTTTGGGGCGACGCCGTTCCAATGCCAACGCGGTTCGAGCTGTCGATGCGCATTGCAACGGATGATCCATTATTAGAACTTACGGCAAATCCACTCTGACCACGGATTAAAATATCACCGGCTGTCGAACCATTGGCAAAATTGCCTGCTGTTTTAATTGAGCTAATAAATTGGCTATTAGTTCCATCAGATATTTGTATCGCGGTGCTTGCACTGCTATTTAAATGTAATAACTGCCCTGGCGCCGAGGTGCCCAGGCCCAACTTTCCTGAGCTGTCGATTCTTAGTTTTTCAGATGAGTCAACCCAAAGCCCTAGAGAACCATTGCCAGAACTTGTTGAGCCTTTGAAATGACCAATTCGTGCGCCATTGCCTGAGTAATCTATAATAGCCCTGCTTGCACCAGCGTTGGCACTAGTGCTGTTGGTGTTAGTAGAAACAATCGCACCATTTACGTCTAGTTTTTCTGCAGGACTACTAGTATTAATTCCCAAGTTTCCACTTGAGTCCACCCTGAGTTTTTCGGAACTACCAATTTTTACTTTGTATTCTGATGCTCTTACATTTAGTGGAACGTTTGCAGATCCAGCATCATTAATGATCTCAAGGCTTGCTTCACTGGAAGCGGTGGTAGCCAAGAAATTTGCATTTGTTCCGGCCTTGACTTGTAATTTGCCAAAAGGCGACGCCGTACCAATTCCGACCAGTCCTGCTGACGTAATTCGAACGTGGTCATTAAAATTTGTTGGCTGGTTAAATGTCCAACAACCCGTGCTATTTACCCACTTAATTGTTTTATCACTCGCACCTTTCAGCGTAATTCCGCCACCATCAGCAGTCGTGTTACTAGGTGATGCAACACTGCCAAGTTCAATATTCTTATCGTCGATCGTGACAGTCGTGCTTTCAACCGTTGTGGTCGCACCCTGAACCGTCAGGTCACCAGAAATTACGACGTTACCGCTGGCATCAACCGTGACACGCTGCGTTCCACCAGTGCTAATCCCGACCGTGTCTGATGATGCAAGGAAGATTCCGTTTGCCGGATCTGAGCCAAAACTTAGTGATGGCGCGGCTGCTGTCCCATCAGGCAGCGTGCGAAACAGGTTGGCCGATGTAATCTTCTTCGTTTCATCCGTACTTATATCAACAACAGGCAGCACATCATTTGCGGCCAGCGAGCCTGCAGCATTCAGCTCGGTGATCTTGATATTGGCCATAGCAGTTAAGTCTTGATGACGTACATCATGGCAATGTTACGCGGTCTTGCCTCGCTGCCACCATCGTTATTGATCGTTACTGACGTGCTTGCAGAAATAGTGGCATCGCTGGTGCGATAAACCTTGCCGTTACCTGATTGGCTCTTAGCGTCGTAGTTAAAATCAGCTGTTGTTCTGTTTGTCCAACCACCAATGCCGTTTGCATTTGCGAACTGATCGTCACCAGGGAATACGTGGTTATGAGCAGAAGGGCTAATTGATGTAGTAGCCGAACCGCTGTGATTGTGCTGCTTGTTTTGGTCTCCCTGTGACGTAGCAAAGTTGCGGCCACTATCTATGCCACGACTGTCGTCCCAACCACGAACAAACTCACCACGTAAATCTGGAACGTTGAACGTGCTTGACCCATCACCTGCACCATGCGCTGTGCCGATAATTGCAAACAAAACCGCATACGTTGACCGGCTAATTGCAGCGCCGTTGCATTTCAAATAACCACTTGGGGCGGTGGTCGTCGCCATCATGTGAACAGAACCAGTTGGCACAGCCTGCGGCAAAGCAGTAAAGCTCAGGTTTCCGCTGCCATCTGACTGCAATACATCATTCGCATTGCCATCACTGTTTGGCAAAGTCAGCGTGATGTCGCTGCTTACATTTGATGGAGCCTGAATCGCAATAAAGTTGCTGTTGCTGGTGTCGCGCAGCCTTAATGCTTTGCGATCCCGAATCGTGATGCCGTTGCTGTCGAAGTGAGCACGTCGCGTTCCACCAGTAACAATGCTGAAATCGTCCGCACTGTTTTTGAAAAACCCGGTATTCGTGTCTCCGGTAAAGGCAATCGGCAGACTGCTTACCGTTCCAGCAGGAATGGCAACATTGCCGGTAAACGTAGGGCTGGCTTTTGCTGCAAGACCAAAATTGGTTTCAGAAAGCGTGCCAACAGTAATGAAAGCGGAATCAGCAGCGTTGCGGATCTTCAGCTCATTATTATTGGTATCCGCAAACCACATGAACGCTGAGGTTACGGCTGGTTCTGACGCTCCAGAGTTATTACTGAAAAGCGCGTCAAAGTTATTGTTCAGGTCAGCACGGACACTGCTACCCGAGGCGTTTTGTATCTGCTGGTCAGATTGTGCCATTAGCCTTTACCGTGTCCGACAGCATTCCAACGCACCGTTCGATCCAAGCGAGTTGTCTCATCACTAGCATAAACCGATACGTCAAATCCGGTAGAGGAAAGATTCACGATTTTGTAGAACTCGCCAGTGTTTACCGCGTTGAAAATAATGCCGACAGATGGGTCAACGTAGAACTGGTTGCCCGTTCCAAACGCAACAGACACGTCAGCACTGGTGCTGGTTGTAACTTGGCCTGACAGGCTGCGATAAGGCATCAGTGCCTTGACGCGCAACTGATCAACCGAAATCTGAGCGGTATCATCGCCAGTCTCAAACTCGGCTTTCAGCTCAAACGCACGACACTTAATCTCTGCATTGTTGAAATGACGCCAAGACGTGAAATCTGCATCGACGTAACCTGACCCTGGGGGTGCAAGCTCTGTCGTCCGAACGTATAGCTTCACATCACAGGTGGTTGGAGTCGTGCCATCAAAGTCTGGAATCGCATCGAAATCAATAGCGTTATCAATCAGGTTGGTGGCTGGAAAGTAAGACCGAGCGCGAAGGGTGCTTTCAAGTCGCAAACTACCAACGTGAGTCAACGTATATGGATTGCCACTAAACGCATACTCTCCAGTTGTATGCAGTACAGAGCCGTTAGCTGCCATCTCTAATTCCTGGTCAACCCCATCAACGCTTAAGTTTGTTTTTCCTCCAGAGAACGCCGTATCTTCTGTTGAAGAAAGAGCTGAAACTTCTTCCGTGCTTTCAAGCTCAGGCTTGGTGTATTCAATCAACGCAAAGTTCGCGCTTTCGCGACCGCCAGAGTCAATGAACTTCATTGAATACGTTCCAGACTTCAGGTCTGCGTAGGCTTCTGTTGCAGATCCTGCAATCTCCTCAGAGATACTGGTCGAATTACTCCAAGTAACGTTTGACGTATTTGGAGAATGGCGCAATCTGACGTGACCACCATTTCGTACATCAAGGTCAAGTGACTGACGCCAAGTCAACTTGGCTTGCCCGTTAACGGGAATCATGTCAAAAGTAATGTAATTAGGATTCGCTCCACCGCCTGAAAGCGTTTCAGCAGTGTCCAGCTGAGGACGAGCCGTTTTCCCTTCAATTGAAAAAGTTTCAACTGAAATAATGCTGCCACGATTCAAGTAATTTCTTGCTTGTACTTGCACCTGAAGAGTGCCAGCACGAATATCGCGGATAGTTACTGAAGGCGAAGACGTAACCAAGGTTTCAAAGTTGTCGTCATCGATGCGGTACTGAACACGAAACTCACTAATGTTGATTCGATCGTGCTGCCAACTAATCGACGTACCAACAAACACACCTTGACCTGTCTCATACAAGAACTCTTCAGAGACAATCGTGTCAACTGGGTTTGGAGTAGCCGACAGGTTTGTGATGTCTCGATCGGTTAGTTCATTGTCTGATTCAATAGCGTCGTAAATTGTGGCGTTATAAGCTGCAGCACTTACTCCATAAACACCCTCTTCTGATTCAGCGACAGAGATAACTCTGAATTGCTGAGATTGAATATCTGATGTTTGTACTAAGAATACTGAGCCAGCCGTTGGTGCTTGGCTAAACGCAGAGGTGACATCAATAGTTGCCGTTCCATTCGCTTGAGGCTGAATACCACCTGCAGGGATACTTCTTGTTTCGGCAATACCACTTGCCAGCATTACCGAAAGTTTTGGATCATTAGTACCGTTTGCTGTGCTAACCGTAAGGTTCGTGCTGCTGTCTACGACGACTTGAGTTGTTGTTGCAGAACGGACTCGACCACTACGTCTGACACCAGATCGAACTGGATCGGCAATATCTATGACATGACCAGGGCGCAGAATAATTCCACTGTCTATGCCAACTGCAAACTGGCAGGTTTCTGTCAAATTCTGTTCAGACAGTAATGTCCACTTTCCAATTCTGTGCGCTTGGCCTTGGCTATAACAACCAATAGCCTTGATGTTTTTATTGATAATTCCGTACTTAGCGACAGCCTCATGATCCTCTACATACTCATATTCTGTATCTCCTTGAGTGTCGTAGTTCTGGTAGGCAACTGTTGCGACAGTGTGACGAGCTTTTTGTGCCGTTCCAGAATATTCAAAGTTGCCGTCAATTACGTTTGATGGACCAAGCGCGTAAGTGGAGTCTGTTGGCCTGTCTTGATTAAGGACTAACGAGCCAGCGCCGTAATAAGCAATGCCACGGAAAATAGCTGTCATCTCTTGAATGACGTTGTAAACCTCAGCACGAGTGTTGATCAGCATGTTGAGACTGAAGCGAGGCTCTTGCCCGCCCTTGCCGTTATCAACTAAAGCGTTGCAATACTGGCTGACAGAGAAAAAGTCATACTTATCAAGCGAAGATTCAGGTACAGAACATCCGTACCTACTGTCTATAAGCAGATCGTATAAGCACCAAGCTGGATCGTTTGTCCAAGTTGCTGCTTGGAACGTTCCATCCCAAATACCGGAGTATGTGATCCGACCCAAATGCGTAGTTGTATCTACCGTCGCATTGCTTGGGATCTTGATCTTGATGCCACGAATTAAGTATTTACGAGACGGAATGCTGCTGAACTCGCGAGAGTCAAATCGAAGTGCAACAAGCGCAGAGTTTGGATAGCTGAATTTCTCCTCAATAATCTCGGTATAACTTTGGAAAACAGTTGTGCTGGCACGTTTTGAACTTGTTTCGTCAGCACTGACTCGCACCATGCGAACTTGCACGTTAGTGCTACTTGTCAGGTTGACCATATAGTCACGCTGATACCTATTGCTGCTTTTACCGCTAATCGTGTCTGTAATTACATCGTTAAATCCACCACCGTCATATTGAATTTGTATTTTTATCTGAACGCTATGACCAACAATATCGCCATCATCTTCAACTTTTTGCAGCCCAGGGATCGTAAGTGTTACACGAAGACGATCGACCTCAGATGCAAGAACATTACGAGTTACAGGCGTGCCGTTTGTTACTTCAACGTTGACAGCTCTTTCAACTTGCGTAGCAGCAAAATCTCCTGGGATATGGTTTTGCGCTTGAGTGCCATTGCGTGTAGTAACGCTATAACCACTGAAGTTGTTGCTGCCGTCTGCGTTTTGGACTGGCGTACTGTCTAGAAAAATACTTTTATTGCCGTCGTCTAAACCCTGAATTTCGCCTTCGCTAATTAAATCCAAGACGTTTGCAAACTGGACCGACTGCAGAGTGTCGTCTGCTTCAGTTGGCGGACCATTATTGCCGCCAAACTTGCCGCCACCACCCGCGCCAGCAACGTATTTAGTCTCTGTCATGCTTGTTTCTGGTCAACGTCAAGGCTGCTAGATAGCACTGCTGATCCAGCGAACACCCTTCCATAGGCTATCGGTACTGGCAGCCCCTGCTTTGACGTATTTACAACGTTGGAGAATGTAAAAGATTCAAGCTGCACTGATTCGTCAAGACTGGTTGGCTCAGGCTGGGGCGAGATTGATTGAGCAATACCACCAAGAATCAACGCAATACCAAGGTTTCCTACTGCCGCCGCAGCCGTAGCTCCAAAAGTGGCTGCGGTCGCTCCAGAAGCTACTTTTGCCGTAAAACCAAGGCCAAATGATATTGAAGCGCCTTGAGTGACAATCGCCAGAGCTATAAAACCGATGCCAGCCATAATCGAACCAGCGCCACGTCCCGCACCAGCAACAACAGGCGTAATGCTAAAAACCTCTTTCTCGCTCCAAGGCATTACCAACGGGCTCAGGTCATCAGTGATGCGCTCCTTGCCAACAGTTACTCGATAACCAACGCCGTCTTTTTCACTATCCATCAACCATTTTTCTAAACCGGCAAAATTTACACACAACGCTTTGATAGCTTGCGCTGGTGTCGCTACGTCAAACTCAAATCGACACTGGCCAAGCCGCTTACGAAGTGCGCCGTAGACCTTAACGACTTTCATGCCTCAAGGCGCAAGCAGTGCTCTTTCCATAGTAACCGCCATAAAGATCCCTGCTAGACAGCCTGCCCTGCACATGATGCAAGATTTGCTGATCACCTAGATAGATCGCAGCGTGGTTCGGCAATGGCGAAACCAGTTGCATCAACAGCAGGTCACCGCGTTGCACCTCATCAACCGGAATCTTGCGGAAGCCTTCCGCTGCAAAATTATCGAGGTACAGGTTTTCGCCGCGATCCCAGAACTTGTCACGCCTTTCATAATCTCGCAAACCCACGCCCCACTCTTTTTTGTACCAGTCACGTACCAGCGTGTAGCAATCGATAACGCCGAAGGAAAATTCACGCCCCACATAAGGCAGCTCAAAACCGGTTGGCTCGCAGCCTCCCCAATCCTCCGTATTGGGATTAACGATGAACCAGGGCAGTTCTGATTTTTCGCACGCAACCTTGTCGGCAACTGATGGCTCAGGCTTGGTTTTTGGATGGCTATGCACAATCGCTACGACTTCTCCTTGGTCCTCAACAACGTTCCAACCGCTAAGAATGAAGTGCTCGTCAG